TGTCTTAGTTTCCTGGTACTTTAGCGTCAATACCTTCAACATAGTACATCATGCTGTTAAGATGTGCATCATCAGCAATTTCTCCAGCTTTTAACTGAATCTTTCCTGTGTTGTCTTTGATAGGACCAGTGAATGCAAAATATTTTCCATTCTTAATATCATCTTTGATCTTTTGAGCAAATGCTTTTACTTTGTCTGGCATGTTTGTAAACGGAGCCATTTGCACAACGTCTTCATTCATGTGTCCAAAGTAATCACCTGTTTTCCAGTTACCATCAATTACTGCTTGTACTTTACTAATGTAGTAAGGTGACCAGTTATCAATTGTTGCAGTTAACTGAGCTTTAGGAGCAAACTTGTACTGATCACTAGCTTGACCAAAACCAAGTACACCTGCTTTTTCTGCAGTCTGTAATGGTGCTGGTGAATCAGTATGTTGTGCAACCATATCACAACCTTCAGCAATCATAACGTCTGCAGCCTGTGCTTCTTTACCCGGATCATACCATGTGTTTACCCATACTATGTCAATGTCAACATCTGGATTAACAGTTTTAGCACCTAAGTAGTAGGTGTTGATTTCACGAATAACTTCTGGTATTGGAAATGCACCAACGTAACAAATTTTATTAGTTTTGGTCATTAATCCAGCAATAACACCTTGTACATGTCTTGCTTGGTATAATCTCAAACCATAAGTTGCCATATTTTTACTTTGCTTGTAACCTGTTGCATGTTCAAACTTAACATTTGGAAATTCTTTAGCAACCTTAAGCATAGGCTCCATGTAACCAAAACTTGTTGCAAATATAATATCTGCTCCTGATTTTGCCATAGCTCTAATAGCTCTTTCACTATCAGGACCATATTTTACATTTTCCAAATATACAGTTTCCACTTTGTCTCCAAAGTGCTTTTCAACATCCAATCTTCCGATGTCGTGTCTGTAGGTCCATCCATGGTCACCAATTGGTCCAACATAGATAAAACCTACTTTGATTTTGTCTCCAGCATGTGCAACACTGAAAAACATCACTGACAGAAGTACTGCCAATAGTTTTAGAACGTTCATTTTGTTTCCTTCTCGAGGGTGTTAAGGCAGGATCGACTCTGCCATGGTTGTATTATCGTGGACTATATTCTTGTTGCAACTTAATATTGTCCATGAACTCTTTTTTTGTGCCAGAGTCAGTTTTGAAAGCACCTTTGAGTACAGTTGTCTGTGTAAGACTACTGTGTGCCATTATGCCTCTATTTTCACAACAACCATGTGTTGCTTGAATATAAACACCAACGTCATTGCTGTCAGTTGCTTTCATTATTTCTCTGGCTATGTCCATTGCAAGTTCTTCTTGCAATGTACCTCTTCTTGCACACCATTGTGCAATTCTTGTGTATTTGCTTAATCCTATTAGATGATCTGCCGCCAGTATTCCAATATAAGCAGTTCCTGTAACAGGCTGGTGATGATGAGAACACATGCTTTTTAGTTCACTGCGAACCACCAACATGCCATCATATCTGTCTTCAAGATGATTAGGAAAACTGGTTGCATTTGGCATAGGATTGTATCTTCCAGCCATTAATTCATTGATATACATTTTAGCAAGGCGTTTGCCTGTGCCGTGTGAGTTTGGGTCGTTTTCTCTGTCGATGATCAAACTGTCAAGCACACCATTGAACTTTTCAGTAAGTTCTTCTATCAATGCTTCTTTGTCGCCATCGTGTAGATAACCACTGATGTTGTCACCAGCCCAGTATCTTTTTTTGGCTTTTTTAATTCTTTGTGTAATTATATTGGAAATTGTCATTTAGGATTCTCCGAGTTTGGGTCGAGGATGACCACAATAGTTAAACTTATTGTACGATTATTTATACCACTGGTCAAGTCAATCGACTATTTCTATCTTTGTTAAGTCAGGATATTTTACCAGTTGAGATTGTTTGGGTTTCAGTTGGTTATTGGCGAGCATGTACAATCCCTTCTCGCAATCTTCTATGCTGGGTTTGTAATGGTATCCAACATGAAAAGTTTTCTGATCTTGCCAAGGAGACACACTTAGGTCTCTTCCATCATATGCCATTTTTCTTAGTTTCTCTGCGTCATCTTTGTTGCTTGTGAGTATAGCACCACCATGACCAATTTCTAATGTTTTGGTATGACCAAAACTCAAACATTGCATTTGTCCTGCTCTAGCCATGCCAGGTTGCAGAAGTCTAGCACTATCCCAAATAGTTGTGAGTCCAATACGATATTCATATTCCCATTCAACTTCAGTGTCAAGATGATATTCTATACCAAGTTTGTGAAATGTCATTGGAATGGAAAGATAACTTCTATAAGGTATAGTTGCTATGCCAATACCTTTTAGTCTCAAACACAATTCAACTGCATGAGTACAACAATCAGTTAACACAACGTGAGGTGCACCAGTATACTCACCGAGTGCTTGTTCAAATTCTTTAAACTTCTCAAAGCCCACGATTATACCAATTCCATGCATGTTCTACAATGTCGTCAACATGATATTCGTTTTGCCATTGGCATGTTTCATAGAACTTTTTATTACTTGCTACTAACGTATCTGGGTCGCCTGGTCTACCTGGTCCTTCTACAACAGTACTAGGTTTACTGCCACTTACTGCACAACACTTTCGCAGTATTTCTAAGTTACTTGCTCCCATTCCTGTACTTAAATTGTAAAATCCAGTACCTACTCTTGGTTCTGTGCAATAAAAGTGTGCTTTTGCAATATCGTGTACATGTACGTAGTCTCTTACACAGGTTCCATCCTCAGTTGTTAAGCCTGTGCCATTGAGTGTGAACTGTTTTTGTTCTTTTATTGCTTCCATTACTCTTGCAATTATATGTGTAGCAGATTTTTCTTGTCCATGTCTTCCTTTAGGATCTGCACCAGCTGCATTGAAATAACGTAATCCAACATAGTCTAGATTGTATGCAACACCATATGCTTCAAGCATCTGTTCAACCATTAGTTTGCTTAGTCCATATGGTGATATTGGATTTTTTGGATCTTCTTCTGAAATTGGTGTCATCAATGGATTGCCATATACTGCGGCGCTACTTGAAAAAACAATCCGAGGATGTAACTTCATGCCAACAATGTAATCTAGCATGCGTTTTGTAGCAACAAAATTGTTTTCAAAATAGTTGCTTGGATCTTTAATGCTTGGACCAACCAAACTGCTACCAGCACAGTGTACAATTACATCGGTATAGTGTAGTTGTCCAAGTGTTTGTTTGCTCTCAAAGTCGTCGTGTATAAAATAATCGACAAACTCACCGAGTCTATCTGGAACAGGATTGCGATCGATAACAGTAACCTCCCAACCTTGTTCTTTAAAATAGATTGCGGTTTGTCCACCTATGTAACCAGCACCGCCAGTTATTGCAACTGTTTTCATGAGAACTTCTCCATCATTATACCCACACTAGAGTATATAATTGTTATCACAACTATATAGAGTAAAACATATTCACTAGTTTTCAATTTTTACCACCTGATATTTTGCACCAGCAACATGATCTCTGTACCTATTACCTGTACGTAACCATTGCTCGCCTTTGCCTTGCATGATGTCAACTACTCTGTCAATGGTACCATTTGTCCAATCACTAATAAGACCCATGTTGTGATGTGCTTCTTTTAACAAGTTTCCTAGTTTTACTTCAACATCATCAATACTCCAAGGCACATACAATCTGTTTGGATCATTTGCAAAAGTTTCTGGAAAACTTCTGTATGCTGGATACAGGACATTACAACCCAGTGCATCTGCTTCACTGACTGTGTTGCTTACCCAGTCTTGCAAAGCACAGTTAAACAACACTTTACTGTCGTTGAGTATTTTGTAGTATTCATGCTTTTGCAAATTTTCATGTATTTCTAGTATGCCACGTGCTTGTAATTCTCTTGCACGGGTTATATATTTTTCATTATTACTACGCAATGGACCACCTTGTAGTATTGCAAACGTTTGAGACCCTGGGTGTTGCTCACTATAACGTTCTACAAGATCCATAAAGAAGTCTGGTTGTTTCTCTTGATCAAATCTTGCACTAAAGCAAATCCTGTTAGCACGTTCATTGAAAGGCTTTATCCGTTCGCCCAACCTTTCTTGAACTTCTGCTTTGCCAAATGCCAAGCCTGAGATATTGTATATAGGTGACTCCCAACCAGCAATCTTCATGTGTGCTACCATTTCTTCATTAGTAGCCAAGACTGTGGCAAACTCACATACCATTTTCTCATATAGGCCCATCCACTTGGACATACCCCACACATGTACAAAATCATCTGGATCAATTGCTTGGGCAAGACAGCGTACATACACTCGGGGTCGTTGGGCATCTGGAATCTGATCCATTATGTATGGAAGACTTTCGATACCCGGCTGAAACATATCTTCAAAGTAAATAACATCTTCTCCAGTACATTCACCATTACGCATCATCTGTACTAGATTCATAATCTGGCTCATACCAAAGTAACTTCTTCCATGTGCATCAAGAACTTGCCCAACTGAAATACTTTTTGTATCATCTATAGTTGTGCCAGGAACATATACAACATCAATTCCTCTACGTTCAAATACACGTCGGTTCCATTCAGTTAACTGTAGTGTATAACGTGCTTCATAAGATTCAAGACCCATGTAGAAAAGTTTACGCATTCTATCTCCTTTAAAATATGTATTAATTATAATAGTACTTTAGGCGGTTGTCAACTAGTTAGGCAACCTTTTTATAGGCTAGACAATATCTTCTTGGAAATGTATAGTAATCTGGCACATGTTCTGTTAGATAATCACTGTGAATACTTTGAGATTGCCATCCGTTGTACTTAAAAAAGTACTCATAATAGTTTGGACTAGTATATGTTGTTTTTGCACCTTGACCTAGAGAGGTAATCTTGTGTCCAGTGTTAACACTATGTTGGTATAACGGTAACTTATCTTGTATAAATTGACTAAACCATACTCCATATTCTGGTGACGCAAGTATATTATTCACCATCTCTTTATCTTGTGCGGAATATATATGTTGAAATATTTTATGTTCTCTGTCTTTCCACCATCTTGGAACATCTAGTAGATAATGCCAAAGAGGAGGGTAGTTGCCGTCTATTATTACATAATCACTGTGGTCAACACACCATTCCAAGAAAGCAGTTTTATCAGAAAGTTTATGTATAGTACCTGCTATTAGTATAACATCATATTTTTGATCGTTGTTTGCTATAAACTTTTCTATAAGTGTATTTTCAAGTTGCCAGTTTTCAGTATAAAAAGTATTCATACATTGTTTACCTGTAATATAATTTTCTTTATCATATTCTACACCTGTCACATGCTTTGCACCGTGATACAAACTCCATGCACCTGAAAGAAAGATCCAAGGGCCAAAGTCTAATACAGTTTTATTTTTTAAAATGTTAGGTGGCAATAAACCAGTATAAATTTTTTTATTTACTTGTGGGTTAGTTATACTTTTTCCCATATAATATATGGGATTATGTTTTGGTCTAGTGTCGTTTTCAGTGAATGTTTGTAATATCTTGTCAAGCATTAGAAGTCTACATCTCTTCCGTTAATATTATATGTGCCGTGAGTGAACCCTCGATCCATTTTTTCAACTTCAGTCATGTTGTCACTGTCAATCCTGCGATTAGGATCTCGTTTCATCTGTTGTAGGCGGTCTTTTGCATTGTCTTTGCCACATACAGAGCACTCGCCTGATGCACCACCGCAACTGCCGCTTACACGTCGGCCTCTTAGGAGGCCTATACTCATTGCCAAGACCGTAATTAATAAGATTAGCAAGCATAATAAAAATGTCTCCATACTAGTAGCTTATGCAACAACCATTCTCTCCATCTTCACTGACTTCAATAGTTACTGCCCTTCCTGGGTATTTAGCAGCCACTTGAGTGTAGATATCATCTGCTATCATTTCACAACTTTTGTAATCCAAGTTGAGTATGTCTTCTTTGTAGAGATTTTCCAACCAACGTTTGAACTGTATAAACTCAATGTCTCTGTCATTATGGAATACGTCAATTGCAACACGAAAGTGAAATATATGTCTATGAGGATAGCCTAAGAAACTTACATCATACTCATCACCAGTTGCTAGTTTTGGATCATCAAGTGCGGCTGGATACTTGTGTATGCCTTCTTTTTTAAATGTAACCCAAATCTGTCTACGTGCTTTGTCTTTTGCACTTTCAATTGCTTCACGTTCTTCTTGTATCATTTTATTACCTCATCTTTTGCATAATCTGTCCAAGGAGTAAATTTTCTCCTGTCCATAAGTTTGTGTAAACTATGTGTCCATACACCAGGATTTGTTGCATCAAAATCAATGTCATCAATCTTCAACATTGTGTTATAATTCCAGTGTTTGATAAAAGGAATACCAACTCTCAACTGTGGAATAAAAGTATTGTATTCGCAGTAACCTTCTTCATGAAAGTGCTCAAACTGAGATGCAGGAATATCTAGTGTGCACCATATGTTTTCTCTCAGAAATGGCATGATCATGAATGTCCATTCATAATGCTCATCGTCATCTTTAGGATCATATGTATGGTTAGCACCAAAGAATATGTGTTCACAACCATGCTTTTCATATGCTTCTTTGATAGCAACAACATCTTGTATACCAACAACAAACAGTGTCTTCATTCCAAATGCAGGAGTATGTTCAACTTCTGTACCTATAAACCATTGTACGTTTTCGTGATCAGGTCTTTCCATTGCTTGCCTTTTTCTTTTTATTATACAACAATTTGTGTTTGGTGTCAATTAAACAATGCATTAAATTGACTTGCACTGTTTACAATTTTCTTGCCAGTAAATCCTCTAGTACCTATAATACTATCCCAAAACTTACTATTGTCTTCAATTACTTGCATACTTTTGTCATAGTCACGTTTTTCAAATATCTGTTCAACTACATCTCTAAACAGTTTACGTTCAAATGTTTCATGTACAAGCATTCCAGGAAGTATACCTTGATCATATCTTACGTTTGCCTCTTGTACTGCTCTTATGTGTTGCCATACATTGTGTCCCATAAGCAGTGCATAACTAAAACTATCCCATGAAGTTTTGCCTTCTTTACCAATCTTATTTAGGTCGCCGGGTGCATAGTAGCAAATATCTCCAATAGTAAGTCTTGAACTTATTGGAGAGTCTTCAAACTTTTCATGAATACCATCACGTAGCACTACGTCACGAAAACTGTCTGTACCATGTGCATATTTTTTATCATCAGCAGTGGCTTCCATCATGTAACTCCACTTACCTCTGTCTTCGGTACGCAGGTTGGTATACACTTGTCCGTTAGCAGTTGCAAGGAATGGCGACGCACAATCAAAACTAATAGTAAAGTTTGCATTCGCATGACGACGTACACTACGTTGCACGTCAGTTAACAAACATGCCCACTCTAGTTTGCTAGTGCCTAAAAAGTGCATCCAGTCATGTTGGCCTTTTTCCAACAAACCTTCATGTATTAGTGTAACCAAACGTTTCAATACCAAGTGTACATCACACATGTTCTGTCCACCCATGCCCCAACCATCAAATGGTCGATCATACTTGTCTGAACAAAACTTCTTCATAGTATCGTACCATGAGTCTGCTTCTGTGTGGTTACTTCCTTGTAGCACGTTTAGTATCTTCAGATCGCCACCTCTACTCTTCATCCAAAATTCATTGTTGAACAATGTAGCATCAACTGCATCTTTGTAACTTTTAATTCCACATGCTTCACTTGCTTCTTTATCCAGGTACGTCCATGTAGGAATATCCATGGTCATACCATGTGTTGCTATGCCCATTTGCCATGCAATAACCTGTTCACGTTTCTTTTCACAAGCCTTGTCTTTAGGATCAGCCCAAGCACCTGGCCATACACCTTTAGCAATTTGGAATCCACCTGAGTCAGCAAGCATGATAGTGTCTGCTTCTCTGTTGCGAACCATATCTTCTTTAGGCACTGTGACACTTAGGTCCATGTTGGCATGTCCAGCACTGTACAAACTGTACTTGTAAGGAAATAAACTTTCTTTACTGTTCAGCCAGTTCATAGCCTCCATATTAGGAATACCTTTAGGCAACCTATCACCAATTATCTTGTTCTTGTCACCTGCAGGAAAACGTTCCTTGCCAATGTAACCAGCATAGAAACTGCTGATTGCAGGCAAAAATACTGCATAGTCTTTCTGTTTTAGTGTTAGGTTATCCTGTTCAATCATCTATTTGCTTTGTGCTGGAAGAATGTAATTGTAAACTGCAATGCCCGAATCAACAGTAATCTTAGTTGCACCACTATCTGATATTCTCACAGTTTTATCTCCAGTTAAGTTCATAATTGCTATGAACTGTTGTACAGGCCAACTCCATGCTTTAGTAAGTTTGCCACCAACGTCATGCTGAAACACAAAGTCACCTGCGTGTGTACTATGATCACCAAACAAGAACTTTAAATGTCCATCTTCTGTTTTGGTTTGAAATGTTGTTTCTTCAGCATTTGCCTGTGCTTGCATTTTCAATCTCATGATGCTTGCAGTTGTTGGCTCAAATTCTATATCCCATGGCACATCTTTCATTTTTACGCCTTTGAGCTTTTCGTTTACAATCTCACTAACCATAAATCTATAGTCATTCTTAAAGTCACCAGCGGCGTTTTTAAAGTGCAGTCCAACAGGAGCATTTTCACCATTACGTTCTTGTCTCTTAACACTTATTTCTGCGTTTTCTTTGTACTCGCCAATGTTAAGTAGTATCTTTAGTTTTGCCAAGTTAGGCATACCAAATGTACCAATGTAATCTGCAACTGGACTATGAAACTTTGCTTGTAACACAACACTCTTGTCTTCTGCAAGTCCATCAACTGCGGTTGTAGTATCTGTTCCTGTAATTTTAATTAGATCAATGCAACCTAAATCATAGCTGTGTTCAACTAAGTCTAATAAGTAGTCTCTCATTCTTTATCTCCAAGTTTATAATTTGTTAATTTCAGCAAGGTTTTGTCCACCTCTCAGGCTTGTTAGTTCTCCAGGTCTTTGTAATTCTAACCAACTTGCACACCAATCTGCTTCTTTTTCGCCGTTGTATTCAGAAATTATTTTAAAACCAATAGATTCACAGTGCTTTTTAAGTGTGTTCCCATTTATATAAGTGTAGTACATTTCTTCTACTTTGTCAACTGCTTTTGGATAACAACAGTTGTTGTAGGTAAAAAGTATTGCACCTCCAGGACGTAATAACCCAAAGGCAGATTGTAGATATCTTTGTACTACATCTTGTGGTTTGAAATTAAACCAATCACATGCAACAATAAATCCAAATTGATCTTTTGGTAACTGATGCATAGGATCTTCTACACTATCATCTAGCACATAATATCTCAATCTCTTTTGGTATATATCATTCCATAATTTCTGTACATGTTTAAACTTATTAATGTCTGTATCAGCAATATATAAAGGATCAAGAGCAACTATTTTTTTTGTCAAATCTCCTTTTGCTGGTCCAAGCTCTAAGCCAGGCCATTTGAAATCCGTATATTTCAGTAAGGTTCCAACAAACTTTTTATTTGAGTCATGCCCTGCATCCTCAATATAACCAGGTTTTCCGAATAAAGGCAAATTTTCATATTCGTTGTCTTTTAATTGATAAGGTTTTTCAAGGTCATCTTTGTAAATTTTTTCACTTTTGATTATATAATTTTGTTCTAAATCTGTTATTTGTAATTCTAAACTATCATACATGGTATTTAGATTACTGTACAGATCCTTTAAATTTTCCAAGATTTCTGCTTGATTTTTGAACATGTCGTGCTTAAGATTATTTGTGTCAAAATTTGAACTGTTAACAGTTTTGTTAAACTTATTTAGATGTGCAAACAACAGTGCTTGAATATTTTTATCACCATTGATTATATCTTGAAGTTGATTACGATATATTAGTAGATCTTGTAATTTCATTATTCAAACTCAAATAGTGTATTAAATGTGTTGGTGGTATCTGTTTCGCTTGCTAGGTTCCAATCAAGTACTCCTAATAGATTACTGATCTTCTGGTCCACAACAGTTGCTTCCATTAATGCATCGTCAAAAGGCAGTTCTTTGAACCATTGCGGAATATGCATCTCATCTGTTGGATAGCCAATTGATGTCCAGTTTAGTGGATTGGATTTCAGTTTGCAAACAATAGTTTTCATGCCATCTACAATACTCTGACTATAGTTGTCTGAATTCATTTTCTTCATGTTGTTCCAATTGAGTGCAGCTCTAACATGTCCTGGCATGTTTGCTCTGCCTTCTTGCTCTTCACGTTTGCTATACATTGTGAGATTGTTTACACGTTTAGGAGATCCTTTTTCCCAAGCAGGACGTTCTTTGAACTCAATCTTGAATGCTTTAATCATATCAATTATTTCTTGACGTTCGGCACCAGCAAGAACTCTTGTCAATAGTGTCATCAAAAAGTCCTGTATCACCTTAGGCGTATCACTACGTTTCAAGTCCAAACCCATTGCTTTGATCTTGCCTTGTTTGCCTGCAACATCTAAACGTTTGCCTTCGTTGTCAAAGATGTTGATTGCATAACGTTTCTTTGTGATAAACAACCCTCTGTCAGCAATACTTTCTCTACCACCTTTGATAATAAGTCCGTTATCTCTTGGCACATGAAATGCCTGTTCCATAAACGCAGGCCAACTGTCATTCAGTTGATCACTTATAGCATCATAAAGTTGTATACAAATTTCTTTGTTCCACTCCATGTTGCCTGCATCAATATCCTTCTTGAGTATTGGATACGCACTGAAGTACACACTATCTGTATCACCATAAATTACTGCATCACCTATGTGATCATATTTGCCAGTGATTGCTTCGTTAACAAATGCATCCATGTGATGTGCAATTGCTCTACCTGTAAGTGTAGTTGATTGTCCGATACGTTTATCAAAGAATCTACAACCTGGATTGAGAATAGCACCATACAAACTGTTCAAGTTAATCTTCTTAACCAACTGTCGCTTGTCCAAAAACTCTATTTCACCTGGATCGGTTGCCTGTCTAAGATTTGCCTGTATCTCCTGTCGCTCTCTATACCAACGTGCAAGCAGTCCAGGAACAATACCTTCTTTTTCATATGTGAATATAGTACCATTAGCACTTAATATCCACGGCTGATTACTATCAAATATCAGTTTCCATAGCTCTGCGGCACTGTGTACACTTTCTTCGCCGTTCTCCCAGTCCACTGTAATTTCTGTGCCACGTTCCTGTTTCATAACCGCAGTGTATTCTAGGGTGCCAAACAAGCCTTCCCAAGCCATAGCAAAACTTGCTTTGTTGTTCATCTTGTTTTTGATATAGTTATTGGTCATTATAGGACGCAGTTGTCCTACAATAGTTTCACCAGCCATGTTAAGTGCTCTAATAGCACTAGGATACAAACTGTTGATATCAATAGCACCAATCCATTCATGTATACCTTTTTTAGGATATGCAACATATGCACCTGCCGCTTGTGTATCTTCATCAGTGAGTCGTTCACGTCTGTTTGGAACAACCAATCCTTGTTCATGTGCTTCATTGATAATCGCTTGTTCTGTAACTGCAACTGCACCCATTGTTGTTTGTAGCAATACAGTATTTGCATGTGCTAGTTCGTTTGCCAATGCAAGAAAACGCAGTTTTTTATCCAATTTATCCAGTAGTGCAGTATCTTGTCTTGAATATTCTATAAACGTTTCAAAGTTTTGATTGTACAGTTGATCAAGTGTGCCTTCATAAGCAGTTTTCTTCTCATCGAGTTCATGTTCACCAATAGCATCTAAACTGTAACTGTGACGCTCTTCGTATGTGTACTTTCTATACAGTTGCATATAATCCATATGCACTCTGCCGATGGTATCAAACGTGATGTTCTCTGATCCAAAACGTTCAAATGTACGTTTCTTAGGCAGTTGCCCCCACAAACAAAAACGTCTTGTATCATCCTTGCTCAATATTCTTGCAGTTCTGTTTACAAGATAGGGTATATCGTAACCCTCACTATTCCATCCACTTATGATATCTGCATCTTCAATCAAGTCTAAGAATGTGGTAATAAGATCTTCTTCACGTTCAAATAACATTGTGTTAGGGAACTTGTTGCATATTTCTTGAGCAGTATCCCAACTCAGTGTCTTAGGCGGAAGTACCAATGTAACCAATTGTTCCATCCACTGTAGATACACACTTATCGCAGTCACAGGATTGAACGGATCACCAACACTACTGTATCCTCGTACAGGATCAAAGTCTGTTTCGATATCAAAAAATGCAGTTTGTAGTGTTGGTGCGTTTTGGTCTTTGTAGTTTTCTTCGAAGCATCTAAACACAGGATTAATATCTGATTCAAATATATCTTTACCAGATTGCATACGGAGTTCCTTGCGAAACTCTTTGTTGTTACGTGTTGAGAATCTACTCACAGGGTTTCCATAGATGCTTTTGTACTTGCCTCTAGGATCTGCATAGTAAAAACAGTATGTTGCAGGATATTCACGATATTCTCGTCTGCCATCAATACGTTCTACAACATGTATACGATCTTTTTCTCTATCAAATAGTGCGTCTACATAACTCACAGACTATAAAGTCCTTCCTGCGGTAGTAAGAATCTCATCCAGTAGTTCTTGATCTTCTTTTTCTGCAGTGTAACTTGCTTTGTGTGCAATACGTATTGCTTTCTTAAGCACACTTGGTTTGATCTGTAGTTCTTCAGCAATAGCTTTTACTGTATCACTAAGTCCTTCGTTAAGTGCTTCTACTTCGCTCATTACACCCATACCTTCGTTAATGATTTGTGTAAGTTTTGCTTTTTGTTCTGAGTCAAATTGGGTTGCCATGTAAATACTCCTTTGTATAATGCATTATAGTAGATTTATTTGTTACTGTCAAGTATTTTATTAATAGTATTTAGATTATGGACAACACAAGTCTTAAAAAACTTGTTTGATACTAATGGCACTTTAAAAACCAGGGTAGCGATAACTTGGTCCTAGGGCAGTTCCCTCCCTAGCCTTTGGATCGGTCCTAAGGCTATTCTGTTTGTTGATACTGCATTGTTACTCTCCAAGCAGTACCGTCTGCAAATTCATCTCTGTTAAATTGACTGTGTGCTATATGTTCTAACATTTCCTGTCTATCAAAATTGGTTTGATTTTGCCAATGTTGTACTGCACTCTCTCCTAGTATTTCAATTGGCTTACCAAGACATAGTGCTTCTACTGCGGCCATACTGTGATGTGTAATCACCTTACGTGCTCCACGTATGAGTGGCAGTATGTCACGAAAACGTTGTTGCCTACTTGCTCTTCCTCCAGGTTTGTCTCTAACTACACAGTATGTATCTAGACTTTGATAGTGTTCTAAAGTTTCTTGTCTCCATGTGTCGTAATCTTTGTTAAACCAAGTGAACAGTTTATTTGCTAATGGCATCACAAGCAAGTTGTAATCGCCATCGTTGTTCCAGTCTTCGTATCTTCCGTCAAGTTCAAGAGTATGTATTCTGCTCTTGCCGAACTTGCCAATACGTGTATTTTGCAATTGATTGTAACTTATTCTGTAATACCAAGGTTTTTTATAGTTGTGATTTCCTATATATCCATTGTCTATGTAAAAAAAGTCTAAATTGTGTTTTCGTATTGATTCTTGAAGATACGTTTCAAATGGGGCACTGGTAACAAGAACACGATCTGGTTCTATATTATCAGCATTACTAACAATTTTACAATCATAATTTTTTATTAGATACGGAAAAAGATGCTCACGTATGCGTAACGATTCACTCGGTATCTGTATTTTCATTATCTATGTGTTTTTCAAGGTTTCGTGTTAACGATAAAGTTTTCATAGCATTTTGTTCAATATACTCTGGATGTATTCGAACAATGCTTGGCTTGATATGTTGGACGTCTGTAAACTCAGTTGTATAAAGCATGTGATCAGCTGGTCTATAACCATGCATTTTGGTTTGTCCAACTAGATGAAGAGCCGCATGTGGTTTAACAATATACCCATATCCTCCCATCGAGTATAGTCCTTGACTATGCATAAATTTTCCATGATCTTCTCTATCATGTAAACTCCATATTTCTTCTTCAATGTCTTGTTGTTGTACGATATGTTTATTGTACATTTTATTGTATGGATTTAGATAGTCTAACTTTAATATGTCAGTGAATTTATCCATTATATTCTCAGGAAGAGGTCGTAGCATGTAAGCATCGTGTTCAAAAATCATGAAAGGTTCATCTGCTTCAACACACTCACACCAAAGAAAGTAATGGCTTAAAAAACATCCAAGTACACCTAGTCTTCCGCCTTTCATCTTGAACTTGTATTGTCTCAGTCCAAGTTCTTCTAGAATTGCAGGAGCATCACGACCGTCTACTGCTGAAAATATTTCAGGACTAATACCAAATTCTTTGGCTCTACCAATACATTTCTGTCCCATAGTGGCACTATGTTCATTTGATTCTAAAACAATAATCTTAGTTTTCATTGATTGTGCTTCTCCAGCGTTCTATCCATTGTTGCTTTAGTTCATCGACTTCGGCTGTTTTGTAAGCTCGCTTGGTTGACTTTTTGGTGCGTGATGTTTCTTGATATATCTCGTCATTGTTGTTACCGGTAAATTGGAAATGATCATGAAACAGTTTACTAGAGATGCGTTTGTACGCACCAAGTTCATAGGTAATATCTTGCACCCACTGGTCAACAGGATTAATACCTATCATACCAAAGGTGTCAATCCATAATCGAGGTAAGCAAGGAAACAGTGTGCTATCAGGACGCTTGCCGTTTGACTCCATGCTGATCAAAGAATTGTAATCACGATGCTTGTAGATTTCATCATCCCATCCTTGGTCACGCATGTACACATCATCGTTCCATACAAGATACCATTCACTGTCTATGGATCTTGCCATATGATTGTAGTATTCGTGCAAGCCACTCCACCCTGTGCGTTCCATTTTATGTACAGATTGTGTTGCACCAGTGTGTTCAACCAGCATTTTCCACTGATTGTTGTTAAAGTAAATGTCGCTTTCATCGTCATCATCGTCATAAGCTACTGCGATATGCAGTCTCTGAGGATTGTTAGCAAATTCCAGCAGGCCTTTTATGCTTTTTTCTGAAAGCATAGTACGCATGCGAGTTGGCAATAATATAGTAAGAAAGTGTTTAGTCATGAACGTTTGGTTCTAATAATTTATGTAATTGTTGTGTATTTGTAAATTTATCAAGTTGCCAGTTCTGCAAGTTTAGATTATAGTTTTTTATAAGTTTCTGTTGTATTATTGCTTCTTGTAGTAAATCAAGTTCAAAATCAAGAAGATTTCTAGGTCGGTTATACAGTATATCATCTACTATTTCGTCAACATACCACATAAATCTTAAACGTTTGTAGTGGTTTTTATTCCACTTGTGATATACACTTAGCCATTTTGTATATCTGTCATCAATAATTTCTAAGTTAAGATATTTAAATAGATTGTAGACACTTGTTTCAAATGTACAAAATAAATCAAAACAGTTTAACCGAAAATAGTTTTGATCCTCTTCAAACTTGCTGATAAACGTTGTTATAGGTTTCAAATTACTTTTTGCAGTGTCGTAGTTTAGTGCAATAAATTCTCTTTTGTCCCAAACATTGTTTAGATTAAAAACTTGTTTTGAATCACTAAAATAGCAATTAATGAAGTCGTCAAATATTTCGTCATCGTCAGTCAAAAAATATTTAGGTTCTGTAAAACTTGGAAGTCCACCTTCCCTACGTGACATATTACTCATGTATAAACCATAGTTTTTATCCATTGACAGTATAACACTTTTATCACTGTTAGATAACAGAAAATCAACTGCTGCAGTTGGGTTTTCTGGCGGCTCTTCATGAAAGTATAAAAGATGATGATATTTACTATTATTATTTTTAAGTGTATCTACAAGTTTACACACATCATCTAGTTGAGAAGAAAAATTTGCTTTATAGTTGTGGGCATTTTTATCTTTTGTCATAGGATTTGCAATCAGTGGAAGCCATTGATTATTTTCTCTGTTAAAATAATTGCTTTGTCCACTGAGGTATATGATGCTCCATGACAAAAAAGATCCACCTACAGAAGCATCTGCAATTATAGAAATTATTTTATTATTTGCCATTTGTGCATTTTTCACATCTGCAATGATCGCATGCTTTGTAAAAATTGTTTCCATCTTGTGGATAACCTTGGTTTTCTTTCCACAATGGTTCACCACAATGACTGTGGTGTCCGCAATTTTTACAATTTGTAGATTGATATTCAGTAATAGTCATACAAGTAATTATGCTGAATTACTTGGTCTTTACATTTTTTGCCTTGCCACGGCGATTCTTTTTAGGATCTTGTTTGCGTTTACGATTGGCTGCAGTCTTGCGACCTTTTTTGCCTAGTGCGTGTGCTTTCTTTTGTGGTAGACATTTTGGCTTGCCTTCTGACTTACTGCCCCTAGCACAGTCGCCACGTATCTTACCATCTGGACCAAAACGTACCCATTTCTCTTTAAACCACTTTTTGAGATCTTCGGTGATATCGTCTTCAAATATCAGTTCGCCACAATTCACACAGAAGTCAACACTTTCTTTCTTGACACAGTTGGGTACACGTTTGCCGAACATGGTCTTCATGCCCTTCTTTTCGTAACCGTCCCAACATTTTTCGCCGAGTATTTCTTCTATAAGCATTTTATTTCTTTTTTGAATTGCCCCAGTTTGCGGCACCTTTTTTACGACATTGTACTAATGCACCAGATGCGTATGCACTTGGCCATACTTTGTAACGTGACTTAACTTTATGATAGCATGCATCTTTTTCGCCAGCAGCTTCATCAAATTGTTCTTCAGTTATTAATGAAGCACTTTCGTTAAGTCCGTCAACTTTGGCTTTCATTTGATTTAAAAGAAGTTTTAATCCATCAACCTCTTGTTGAAGTTTAGCAATATCTCTCTGATCTTCGTCGTTGCTTAGGTTTTTCTTTGCTTTGTCCAAAGATAGTAATACTGCTTCGAAGTCATTCTTTGCAGTTGGATTGTTTGCTCTAATTAGATTTAGTATGCGTTGTGATCTTTTGTTAGTAGTAGGAAGATCTGAATCAATGTCTTCGTTTTTCTTTGCTGTTTTTGCCGCATACTTGCGTTTTTCATAGTCACTTGGAATATCACTTATGCGTAGATTTTTTAATTTAGGATCAGGTTTGTATGTTGCTTTTTCTTCTACATAGTCTGCATCTTTTTTCTTTTTGCCAAACAATGCATCTTTTCGTGCCTGACTAAGTGGCTTGCCTTTGCCTCTCATTGGATACTTGTTAACTTCACCTTTGTTAACTTTCTTCATATGATCCATGTAGCCTTGAGTATAATCTTTATCTTCGTTCTTGGCTTGCTTGGTTGCTACTGCGTGCATTACTGATTCAGCATCTTTGCCATAGCGATCAGCAAAGTCACCTTTTACTTTTTTTAGTTTTTTGAACTTGGCTTCTTTGCTACGCTTTTCGCCACCAGTGAGTTTTCTTTCTTCGATATCAGACATTGTTTACTTCTTCATGCGTGATTTAAATTTGTAATCTTTTACTATCTTACGTATATCGTCTGTGTTTGTTGTACCTTTATTTGCAAACATACCAACAATAGCATCCATGCTTTTACCATCATCTACTGCTTTATGTATCTTGTTCATTGGTAACTTGCCTTCGCCTAAAGGTTTACCAAAAACTTTTCTATATGCGTACTTGCGTGCATCTTCTGGTGAAAGGCCTTGCTTTTCAAACTTTTTTGTATGCTTGTCTACCATGTGTTGATCATATGCATCGCCAGTTCTTTGCTTGAGCCTTTTTTCGTCTTTGCTTGGTGTAAACAAGTCAGATATTACACCTTCTTTCATGCCTTTAACTTCTTGCTCGAGTTTTTTGTAGTACTTTGTAGAAATCATATCACGTAGTTTTTGTTGTTCAGGCATTATGCTTCCTTGAGCACTGTGCATTCCGTTGATACCACGTATTACCATTGATTCAGGATCAGTTCCGTAAAGATTAACAAGCATTTCAGCTACTTTGCCATGCTGGTTTTGATCTTCTAGTTCCATTACTTTATCGTAAAACTTTTTTATGTCATAATCAAATTCACTTGTTGGAATCGCTGCTTCAACCATTTTGAATGTCGCACTGCCAGTGGCCATTTTTATAAAATCTTTAATTTTACCCTCAGGGCCAGACACTTTTATACTGTTACTGCCTGCTGGTTTTGCATTAAACTTTATGCCTTTGAAACTTGGACTTCTATGTGCGTTGTTCATTGTTGCGGCAACAGATTGAGGATCATCTATGTTGCCAACTATCATGGTTACATTTTTAGAATCAGTCTTCATTTGTCTTGCTGCCAGTGAGCGGTCGCCGAAACTGGATTCCCCAACACCTTCACGTTGATCATTCATATGATCTCTTGGATCTTCTGGTATTATGCTATAAGCTCTACGTATTGCACCAGACATTTTTGTGTTAGCATTGAACATTGTAGTTATTTGATCTGTCAAATCACCGTTGTCGAGGTCGGCTAATTTGATAATCTCGTTTTCGAGCATACGTCTTGATTCACTTAATTCTCTTAACTGTGCTTTAGCTTTGTAAGCACTATAAGGTTTACCCTTCACAGTTGTTTCTGCTTCTTTGACATCAACTTTCACTGTGCCTTCTTTGTCGACCATCTTCTGTCCAAAAGCCATCATTTTCATAAGGCTGTCTTTTGTTATTTTGATAGGATTTTTATTGTCCTGTGGCATGTCTGGATCAGGAGCATATCTACCTTCACCGTTTACAATGTCCAAAAGTTCCTGCATGTTCTTTGCACCAAAAGCAGTACCATATTCTGGTAAGTGTGTTGCTACTCTTGACAGTGCAATTTGTAGATTCTCATCTGAGGTGGTCTCTGCTTTATCCATTAGTTTAACTGCAATGGCAGCCAGTCTTGCCTGTGCTGGATTGGTTTCATAGTTAGGTTCTGCTTCCTGCACATGCACTTCGCTAATTTTCATTTTTTCTTCCTCAAATAGATGTAGTAGTCTCATTTTTCGCTCGCATAGTCTCTTGATCTTTGTACAAAGGTTTCACATGCCATTACTGCATCTTGAAGTTTGCCAAAGGATTTTTTGGATTCTTTTCCGTTTACTTTTACTCTGTAGCCGTCATCTTCTGAACCATATACTTTAAGTTCTTTGCCATCGTCTGTGGTAAAAGTCTTAACAGGTTCTGCTAACATTTCTTCGTTTTTCTTTTTTTCAATGTCGCCAAGATAGTCCATGATTGATTTTTTATCGCCGATACTATCCTCAGGTAACTCTGCTTTTTTACTAGCAGGGTTAATTGGTCCACTTAATGTTTGATCTGTGTCTGGCGAAACGCCGTCCCATGATTCTTCATCTCCTGGATTTGGTCCTTCGCCTAGTTCCTGCTTCATGTAGTCTCTGGATATATCAAGATAGTCAAGTGCTTTGATAATTTTACCTTGCACCCATTCTGGCAAGTTTTCATCATCGTCTAAGATGCCTTGTAGTTCTAGTGCTGCATCTGCTGCTCGTGCAAGTTGATCTTTGGCCATTGCACCTTCTTCGTCATACTCACCTTTGTCCTTGATATCTACTTCTTCTGCATCGTTTGCATAGGCAGAAATATCAATTGTTTCTGCGTCTTCACCAACAAGATATCCTTTAGTCGGGTTTTTCTCTTTGTTGCTTCCTAGAACTGGACTTACTTCTGGCATCTTGTAATCAGCCGGAAGTTGCTTTGGCTTATAGTCTTTTTCAAATTCTTTAGTGCTGACAGTCTTAGCACTTTCAAATGGAATGTCACGGTATAGGTTTTCTAGAATGCTGGTCATATCATTGGCCTTCATACCTTCTTTGATATGATTGACCTTTGATTTAAATTGACGCTCATGAGGCTTTCTGGCTTCATCAATTTGATTAAGTTTACTTACTAGGTTTGCAAAACTGTTATCGTCCATTACTCTCTACTCTCTTTTAAAAAACTTTTTAACATCCATCCATGTTTAGCATGAGCGTCTAATCGCTCAGCAATAAAATTTTCTATTCCTCTATTCTTTTCTGCACCTGCAGATTGAAACGATTGTTCTAGTATGCTTTCTAACGCACGATTATCATCAAGTAGTTCTTGCATCATGATTGATGCTCTTGGCACTTTTGTCTGTCCTTGTATTACACTAAGTTCTGAGAATCTTTCAAACGATCCTGGAGTGTAAGTATCTAATGTTCTGATATATTCTGCGATCTGATCAATGGCATTTTCATTTAATTCTTCATATAGATTAGCAAAAAATTCGTGATACTGTGCAAAGTTTGATCCTTCAACATTCCAATGAAAGTATTGAGCTTTTATTGCGAAAGCATAGGTGCTTGCCAACAGTGTCTTTAAATCGTCAGATAAC